CGATTGCGGGGTTATCGTTTTCGGAAACGGCGTGTGAGCTGACAAACGGGTCTATAACCAGCACGTCGATGCGCCGCCGCAGAATTTCAGCGACGAGGCTATCAGCGACAGGCCGAATGATGCGCGTGCCAAATTCTGTCTCTTGGGCCAAAACCAGCGCCTGGTCGCGACCGGAATCAACAAAGAGCCGGTCTCCAATGTCTTCGGGAGATATTTCGAAGCGCTTGGCCGTTGCGTGAATGCGGCGTTCGGTTTCCTCGTGGGGATCTTCAAGATTATACAACCAGACGCGCAACGGGCCTTCGCTGATCTCCTTGCCGTAAATGGGCTGATTGCTCGCCATAGCCAGCGCCTCGCCAATCTTGACCGATGATTTGCCAACACCGCCAGCCGCGACATCCACCGAGACGAATTTGCGCAGCAGGTGGCGCCCATAGAGCCATTGCCGCGGCGGAATATCGGCCTCATTGCGCCATATGAATGGGCTGGCGAATATGGGTTTGGGTGGTTCGATAGCGTCACCAATCGGCGGCGCACCAAATCCGAAGTCTTCGTCATCATCGTTCGCAATGTTACGCGGCATTTTTCTTGTCCCCCGAAACGGCAATCTCCGGGAGACGCGGTGGCTTTGACAGTTGCAGGCGCAGCGCGGCCGCAAATTTAGGGCTCGAAACTTCTATCTCTTGAAGGGCGCGAATTGTGTCGATCGCATCAGTCGTCCAGTCCAGAACGCATGCGCCCCACATGTCGGCGCGAAGCCAATCCAAAGGTGTAGCGGATAGCGAAACAACCGTGTCAGGCCATGCAAGCGCTCCGTTGATATGATCAATCCCAAGTGCCCATGCAGAACCGCGACGGAGGAACCATTCGTTTGGCTTATCAGGTGCGAATGCAACGATGTCTGTAACCGCCTCAGCCTCGTTGACCGCGATTGTGAGATAGTAAGGGCCATGATCGGAAGGCGACCATGTTTCATTTGCGGCGATTTCAATCTGTGAGACGCCCACCAGGCCCGATTCAATGATAGGACCGGGCTTTAGGCCCAACTTATGCAATGCGCTCGCCTGTGCGAACGTGAGGGCCTTGGCATAGCCTTGCGCCTCCCCGCGCAGCGGTGCGAGAATGTTTGCCGACCATAGTTTGAGGTCCGCAACTTCGTCGGGGGTGAACAGGGTCTCTTGTGCATTCATGCTGCTACCCTCCCCATAAAAGGCGCGCCATGCCGCCTCAAAAAGTCCATCACGCTCTTTTCCTGCCGGAAAACCCCGCACAAATGACCTTGGCGCGTGTAGAGGTTGAGCCTGTCGCGTTGGTTCTGGTCCGGCATTTTCGTGCCGTCCTTCATTTCGATGAAGGCAACACCAGGCGTCAGATTTGTCGGCGCCCATGTCGCAACGAGATCGAGCGCGCCCGCTTTCATCCCTTCGCGCAGAGCCTTGTTCATTTCCCACTGCGTGCGCTTGATTCCGTTAGGTATGGCGACAAAACTGACGGCGGGGCAAAGAATCCTGCCCATGCGCAATACAGCGACCTGCCTCAATTCCTCCGAGCGCGGGTCCGCATCCTTGGGGTCGATCCACCAGCCTAGGTCGCCATCATCCTCTTGGAGATCATCAAATGCTGTTAGCACGTTGACGCCTCCCCTGTGCCGCAAGGAGCATCGTCTCGATCAAACGAGGCCGCACACGATACATCTTGGACAGGCTGGCAACCGTCATCGTAAACAAGCGCTCATCGGTCGCATTGGCGAGCGTCATGGCCAGCTGCGATTCGGCAACTTTGGACGATATGGCCGTGTCCGGCCTGCGTGTGGCGTTGCCGCGAAAGCTCATGCCGCCCGCATCCGATACCTGTCCGCACGCATCAGCAGATCATCAGGCGTCAAAATGACGTTCCCCATGCGCCAATACATGCCTTTGGGATTAGCGGCGCCCTTCTCATCCGAGCGATAGACAACCCACCGTTCAGCCCTCAAAACGTCAGCCGCGTCATCCCAGATCGAGCGGGGCTTGTCGCGGATGATGGCTTTATGTGGCGCGCCCATTTGCTTGAATGCTTGCGGCTTGCGCGGCGGTGGCTTTATGGTTCTGCGGTCGAACGGAACCGGCTCTATTTCTGTCTCGGCTATCCACCGCTTGATAACCTTGATGTCGGCCACCAGAAGCCGCGTCAGTTCCGCAGCGGTATGGATGGCGCATAGTTGCTCCCAATTGTCGGGAACGAGCCTGTTGACCGTTCTGCGGGGCGTGACACCGCTTTCATCCATCCACCTGCCAACGGCTTTGTCGCTTGTGCGGTAATGCCTCACAAGCTGGCAGCGATTTTTTTCCTTGGCTTGTTGCGCGAAGTCGTCGGGTATTGGCCGCACTTCATGCCTCACCCGGTTTCCGCCGCGCTTGTCTATGCGGACCATTTCAGTCATGACAAACTCACCACAATCTTGCCGCCGCGCACCGGATCGTGTCGGCTCAATATGACGGGGTTCAGTTCGTAGTCGTTCAGTTCGTAAGCATCAGCGATCCCGTCAATGCCCGCCTTGATGCTCGAAAGCATTCCATCCAGGTCGCGCTTGCGCCGGTCTGGTGGGTAGAAGTCTATCCGCACGGGAATGCCGTCTGACGGGTGGCTGTGGGGCTGTGCCGCAGCCTTGGCTATCCAATAGGCGGCTTCACGATAGGCTTTTGCAGCCGACGCACGGGCATGGAAATGCGGTCTTGAATTCGGATGTAAATCACGTGGAGGCCAAGCAAGAATGATAGTGTTACCCATGCCGCCGCGCCCTCAATATGCGTCTACTCACACCCGCCTCCATGTTGACCATGCGTGCCGGATAGCCGTGCGAGCGAGGCGACGTTTGCGACAAGACCACCAAATGGACAGCCGTAGCTTGAGCAGGCGCATCACTTTCCCCTCCGCTTTGCATCATACCGTGCGCGATTGGCCTTCTGGCGGAGTGCGTAGGCAACGAGGGGCGCAGCTCTCTGCATTTCGGCGGTAATTTCCGCATACTTCGCAGCCCAAGCCGCATTGCCTTGGATAGCCCGCGCCAAGTCTCCGCGCACACTGGCCAGCGTTTGCTCCAAATCCGCTATGCGCAGGGCGTCGGCATTGACCTCGTCGTTTTCACGGCGTGCGGCTCCGAGCCAGTCGAACAGCTTCATGCTGCGACCGCGAACAATCCCGCGCCTTCGTTCTTGAGTTGGTCGAGATTGCGCTTGGCCTGTTCAAAATAGGATGGCTTCAATTCGATGCCAACGCCATTGCGGCCCATCTTTGCAGCGCAATAAACCTCGCTGCCGATGCCTAGAAAAGGCGTTATAACCGTATCGCCAGGATTGCTCCAAAGGTCGATACAACGCTCGATCACGTCGAGCTGCAGCGGGCTTATATGCTGCTCGTCCTTTTCATCCCGACCGCCGCGATATTGAAGCGTCCGCGTCTGGTTTATGTCCATCCAGACCGGCGATGCGTAACGCTGCCAGACCTCAATAGAATACCAGTTCCGGCCATCATCGGCGGTTGTGTATTTGCTAAAGTCCGGCTCGGTTCCGTCCTTGCCATAGTATGCGTCAAAGCATCCTGACACGCGTTCTGGATTTTCGCCGGGCTTGCGGAACGTCACGATATAATCAGCCAGCCCCTGCCCCGACATGCAGCTATCTTTGACGATTTGCTTATGAAGCAAGCGGAGCGATTTAGTCCGCTGCTGTGCAACAACGGGATCTTTCCAGATGCAAACCTCGCTATGGAATATCCATCCGGCATCCTCATAAGCGCGGATTATCTCGCCGCGAAAGTCGCGCATTCCGATATGGCCGTGGCGAATTTTACTTGTCGGGAGCTGCATGCAATGCACGCTGTGAAGCCGTCCCGGCATGGTGACGCGCAACAGTTCCTGAATAAGAAACTGATAATGCGTCCAGAACCCATCACCTTCGTTGTTCGATATGTCGCGGTCGTAGTTGCTGAACTTGTAAAGCCCCTCGAACGGCGGAGAATGAATGCCAAAGTGGATGCTATCGCCTGGTATCTCGCGGATGATTTCGCACGAGTCACCCTGATAGATTGCGAAGTTGTCACCGTGAGCCTGATCGACGCATTTGAAAGTCATGCTGCCATCTCCAGAAAGGAAGGAAGTTTGATTGGTTGCTGTGGATTATATGTCGGCACGTCGCGCACTTGGCCGCGCACGAGTTTCGATGATAAGTCAGCCATGTGCATGACCATCGCTGCGGCCATGCGGTCGGCATCAGCCTCCTTGCGCCGGATATTGGAAACGGTCGCACCTTCAGTTTCCGCTGCGATGATGTGGCAGTTAACTGGCTTGGTTTGCCCAAAACGCCAGAACCGTCGAATAGCCTGATAAAATTGTTCGAAGCTGTCATTCAGCCCAACAAAGCCCGTATCGGCGCAATGTTGCCAATTCATCCCGAAGCCGCAGATCGACGGCTTGGTTACAAGGACGCGAATGTCACCCTCACTAAAAGCAATCAGCTTGCGCTCTTTGGCCTTGTCATCATCAGACCCGCGAACCTCAACAGCGTCAGGAATGGCCTTCGCCAATGCTTCGCTTTCCGAATTGAGATTGCACCACCATACGAACGGGCGATCAGATGGCGTCTGCGCAACAGCCTCGGCAACGCGCTGTTCAACCGTATCGCGCCGCGCTGATATGCGTTCGGCAAGTGTCGCGGCCTGAATTGGAAACAGAAAGCCCGTTTCCATCGACGGCGCATATTCAACATCGACTGTGTGTTGATGATAGACCAGCGGCGGCAGGTCATAACCGTCATTGGCATAGCCCAGATCGGAGGGCTTGCGGAGCATGACAGCCCAAGTCGCCATCCATCTCCAGAACTCATTCTCAGCATGGCCCTTCAATCGCCAGTCTTGGGTCGATCCGCCATCATGCACAAAGAACGTGGCGAGCATGTCTGTATATTTCATCACGCCAAGGAACTCGGCATGATTGCCCAATTCCATGAAGTCATTAGGGGCTGGCGTGGCTGTTGCAGCCAAGCGAAACGGGATTGACTGACAAGCCTCAATCAGTGCCGTCCGGTAATGCCCGTTCGTCGATTTGAGAATGCTGCTTTCGTCAAGGATGACGCCGCCAAAGCGCGACAGATCGAAGTGATCCAGCTTTTGATAATTGGTTATGTTCGTTCCTGGCCCGCATTCAGATTGCGTCGAAACGACTTTCGCAGCGATGCCGAACTTGTCAGCTTCGCGCGCCATCTGATTTGAGACTGCCAGCGGGGCAAGGTGCAGAATATCCTTGCCGGTCGATTGATGGACAGCCTGCGCCCATGATAATTCCATGAGGCTCTTGCCCAAACCAGTGCCAGCAAATAGCGCGGCGCGGCCTCTACGAAGCGCCCAAGTCACAATATCATGTTGGAATGGGAACAGGCATTCGGGCAGATCGGGAACGTCTGAAAGCCCCGTCATGGGGTCATCAATGGCCTTCTGCGCAAGAAATGCGGCGTAGGCGTCATTCGTGTTCCGCGATGGCTTCATGCTGCGGCTCCCCCGCCAAAGATGTTATTAAATTTGCCGCCAGCCGGGAGGGAACCCATGAGGCTGGCGGCTCCCCCAGCCGTAATGGGGGAAATCATGCGGCAGACCGTTCCGGCAGATCAAAAAAATCATCTGGCCTAACATGTCCGTCCGTGTGCTCAATGATAAGGCGCATGAGATCGGCTGACGGGTAAATGTCACCCTTAGCGGCCCTGGTTATGGACGAAACCGCTACGCCAGCCTTTTCAGCGAGCGCCGTTGCCGAGTTTCCTTCCAGCTTGATATAGTCTGATAGTTTCATGGCACCTAGATTGCATAAAGCGCAAACGTCGTCAATAGGGCATCGCTGAATTTATTTTGCGCGGCCTGCAAATTTATTTTCATAGGGGGGTTGACGTGCTTTGCGCGGCGCGCAATAAGCAATCATCGAAACAACGTGAGAGCACACCATGTCAGCCCCCTACTCCTACCCCATATCCGAACGCGATGCAGCCGAAGCTGAACACGCCTATCTGAACTGGCACCGCGAGCCGGAAGCCGCGAACCTGCTTGATAGCCTGCGCAGCGCACCGGATGACATGTGGAGCGACATCATCTGCGAACTTGAAGGCTGCCGCGACGAAGCGCGCACCGAGTATGCAAACCACCTGCCAGAATACAGCGACCATGAACTGGACGCGGCTGACGAGAAAGCGCCGTCGATTGATGACGCGATTGATATGCTCTTTGGCTTTGCGAGGGCGGCATGAGCGCGCGGCACACAAGCGGCCCGTGGCAGTCGCGCGACGATTACACGACTGACGGGTTCGTCACGATCATTGGCAACATTGACGGCGAAATTCTGCACGATGGCCCTTCATATACCTATGACGTGATTTGCGTCTGTGAGGATGAATATGGCGAGCGGCTTCCGAATGTGGCTGCGAATGTCCGCCTGATCGCCGCCGCGCCTGATTTGCTTGAGGCTCTGCATGGACTCAACGGTATTCTTGGGACAGCCGAAAGCAATGCAAGCGGAACCCCGCAATGGGAATTCGTTTCCTCCAAAATCAACGCCGCCCGCGAAGCCATCACCAAAGCCACCGGAGCCGCATCATGAGCAACATGCGCAAGCAACACAACCAATTCATCGAGGTCGGCCTTGTTGAGCCAAGGGACGCACGGCAGCGGATCGACGCAGCGACCAGGCATATCAAAAACCGGCAGGAGCGGGCTTTGGCTCGGCTCAAACTATGGGCGAAGGAGCCAGACTGATGAGCGTGAAACTGTGCAGCCTCTACACCTTAGAGCGTGAACCAGTCAGCTACGAACTGGAAATTCACTACACCTATCACCCTTATCAGCCAGCGCGCGGTCCTTCCTATGCGTCCGGTGGCGAGCCGGAAGAATATGCCTTTGTAGAGATTGATCGGGTCGAATGCGATCAGGTTAATGGACCGTTCGAACTGACGGACGCCGAGGAAGAAGACGCATTGGATTGGCTACTTGGCGAGGCTCAGGACGAACTGATGGCCCGCGCCGATGATGCCGCTGACTATCGCTACCAGCAACTCAGGGAACCATACTGATGACAACTATCAAACAGGAAATTCGCAACCGCTGGACAAATGCGGTGCAATTCACGGCGGACATAAAATGCGCGCCGGATGCCACGATTGGCGTTCGGATCGGCTTGGCAGTCAGGTGGGCGAGGCAAAACGATGCCAACCTGCGCGGTGCCGACCTGCGCGATGCCAACCTGCGCGGTGCCGACCTGAGCAGTGCCAACCTGCGCGGTGCCGACCTGCGCTATGCCGACCTGAGCGATGCCGACCTGCGCTATGCCGACCTGAGCGATGCCAACCTGAGCGGTGCCGACCTGCGCTATGCCGACCTGAGCAGTGCCGACCTGCGCTATGCCGACCTGCGCGGTGCCGACCTGAGCAGTGCCAACCTGCGCGGTGCCGACCTGCGCTATGCCGACCTGAGCGATGCCGACCTGCGATCCGTCAAGGCCGATTTTTGGGCTATCTTGACAACGGCGCGCAAGGAAATTCCCGGCCTTATAACAGCCATGCGCGAAGGCAGGATTGATGGCTCGACATATTCGGGAGAGTGCGCCTGTCTCGTCGGCACAATTGCCAACGTCAGGCATGTTTCCGCCGACACGCTGGAACAGGATTCCAGCCGCCCCGCCGAGCAATGGTTTTTGATGATAAACAAGGGCGACAAGCCCGGTGATGACAGTGGCGGTGGTTTTGCGCTGCAAAAGGCATTGGAATGGGCTGAGGAATACTGCGCCCTGTCCGGTGTCAAATTGCCCAAGCCCGCCAAGGTGCCAGCATGACACGCCGCGAACGCCTGTTGAAGCAGGAAGCCGATCTTGAGGCCGCATTGCGCGCCGTCCGCCAAGCACTGGCAGAGGAAGCAAGGCGCAATCAGGTTCCCGTTGGTCGCTCTGGCGTTTCGGTAACGCACAAGCGCCCCGGTGACATTGTGCTGACCTCGCGCGGCATTGTGCAGGTGGCAGCATGATCGGCCTCCTCCTCATCATCACCAGCCTAGCGACGGCCATTTATTGTGCAGTGCAACTTTATTCGGGAGACAGGAAGTGACGACGATTGCTGGCATTTTACCAAAGGACGCCAAGGAACTGGCGAAGAACCCACCGGCTTTAACCGATGAACAGCTTGCCGAATGCTGGAAGTCCATCGCCAGTCAGATCAGCTATTTAAACGCTGACGATTACGGCGGCGATTGGAAACTGGTTCCGCATTGGAAACCATCGCTGAACGCGCTTGACGAAGAACATGACCGGCGCGGCATTGAGCGACCATCGCGCTCGGGGTGGCTGCTATGACCGTAATCAAAACAGACCGCTTCGACGCACAGCGCAACCGCCTCGCAGACCTTGAAGCGCCTACGCCTGCAACAGAGCAGTATGAACACTGGGACGCCAGCGAGTCCGGCACTTACCGGCTCACTACAGGCCAATTCCTGCTGGCCAGCGTGGTGGTCATCATGGGCGCGATTGCGTTGGTGTTGTGATGACAGTCACCTATCACCCCAATCTGATCCAGGGCAGCGATGAGTGGATGGCCACCCGTTGCGGGATGCTCACGGCTTCCGAAATGAAGCTGATCCTCACGCCGACGCTCAAGATGGCGAACAATGACAAGACCCGCGCCCATGTGTTCGAACTGCTATTCCAGCGCATGACGGGCTACGTCGAACCGCAATATGTGTCCGATGCCATGTTGCGCGGCCAGGAAGACGAGATTTACGCACGGGCCGCCTATTCAGAGCATTTTGAGCCGGTCGCTGAGGTTGGTTTCATCACGAACGCCCAATGGGGCTTTACGCTTGGCTATTCCCCCGATGGCTGCATTGGCGCGGACGGGCTTGTCGAGATCAAGTCACGCTGCGGCAAGTATCAGGTGCAGACGATCGCGGAAGACGCGGTGCCAGATGAATACATGATCCAGCTTCAAACCGGCCTGCTTGTGAGCGGTCGCAAATGGATCGACTTTATCAGCTACTGCGGCGGCCTGCCGATGTTCGTCAAGCGCGTCGAGCCGGATCCAGAAATTCAGGACGCAATCGTTGCGGCTGCAACCGCGTTCGAAGTCAAGCTGGCGGAAATGGAACAGTCCTACCGCTCAACCCTCGTCAACATGCGCAAGGTCATAGAGACCGAACGGCGCTCGGATATGGAGATCATCATATGAACGACATGGTAGACATGGCGCAATTCACGGAAGCGAAAAGCGACCAGCTGAATAGTGACGACCTGCTTGCCGGGCCGCGCACAATCACAATCACGAAGGTGACAGGTCAGGACGGCGACCAGCCGATCTCGATCTATTACGAGGGCGACAACGGTAAACCATTCAAGCCCTGCAAGACGATCCGCCGCGTCCTGCTTGGCGTCTGGGGCCGCTATGCCAACGAATATGTTGGCCGGTCGATGACGATCTACCGCGATGACAAGGTGACGTTCGGCGGGCTTGAGGTCGGCGGCATTCGCATCAGCCACATGACGAACATCGACACGGAAACAATCGTCGTCGTGAATAAGTCGAAGGGCAAGAAGGTCGGCATGAAAATTCTGCCCCTCGTGGCCCAGGCCGACAAGGTCGCGGATGGCGTCAAGGCCCTGATCGATCGCATAAAGGCGGGCGAAGACGTGACAGCCGAACCCGCCGTTGTGAAACAACGCGAATGGCTGGCAAAGAACCGGCCCGAACTTGCCACCGAGGTTGAAGCGGCTTTGGCCAGTGTTCAGCCGTCAGAAGACCCGTTCGAGGAAAAGCGCGCCGATGAAGACACGGGCGAAAACCTCTTCGACGCGCCAGACCCCCGCCAAGCCAAAGCCGACGAGATCATTGCAGCGGCTGGAAACGTCACAACCAAGGCCGAACTGGCAGCGCTCAAGGACCAATATGGCCCCGACATTGACGCGATGCCCGATGAACTGTTGCCGGTCGTTGCAGGTGCCATCGCGGGCGCGGAGAAGCGGGCGAAATGACTACCCAGCAGAAAGCCCGCGTCGAACGCCTGACAGCGCTGCAGGCGCTTCTTGCACAGGGCGAGCCATTGAAGCGCGCGGCATGGCATGTTGGCGTCTCATACCGGACGGCGCGGCGATATAATGGCGGACGCGGTTGATGGTTTATGATTTTCTCCACCAGAAGGGGGGCGTTTCGGCGTCCCCCGGAAAGGCATGTGAAAAACCCGAACGAAGCGCCTTTGTTTGCGGGATGGCGGGGGAAATCATCACAGGAGAAAAA